ACTTAGGTGTAATGTCTAGATTTGAAAGTGCTAGTCAGCTACTAACTCTGACAAGACAAACAGATTTCTCAGACACAGATAGGAAGGTGTCAGTTATTGGATATGGAGACCTCGCATGAGTAAGGCAGCAGAACTCGCCGCACTGATTGGTTCGCAGACGGCGTTGTCGAACAGGAACCTGATTATCAACGGTGCGATGCAGGTGGCGCAGCGGGGTACGAGTGCAACCGTAGGGCCAAACGGCACTGGTGAAGGTTACACTGTAGTAGACAGATTTCAAAACTCTCTTACCGGCTCTGTTGTGTCTACATTTTCACAGAGTACAGATGCGCCGTCTGAGTTTGCCAATAGCGCAAAGATTGAAATAACGACCGCCGACACTTCTTTAGGTGGTACAGAGTTTTGGCATCTTAGGTACGGATTTGAAGGACAGGATTTACAGTCCATTGCTAAAGGCACATCAGATGCCAAAGCATTAACTGTTTCTTTCTGGGTAAAGTCCAACAAGACAGGCACTTACACTGTAGAACTGCAAGATATAGATAATAGTAGACGCAACTCTTTGGCATACACCATCAACAGTTCAAATACGTGGGAGCATAAATCTTTAACTTATAATCCAGATACTGCTGGGTCAGGATTTGCCAACAGTAATGCCCAGTCCTTGCGTATGAACTTTTGGTTTGTCGCAGGTGCAGACTTTAAAAGCGGCACCTTTTATAATGGAACTTGGGGTGTAGAGGATAATGCGAAAAGAGTCCACAGCAGTCAGGTAAATCTTGGCGATACTGTCGGTAACGAGTGGTACATCACCGGAGTGCAGATGGAACTTGGCGAACAGGACACGCCGTTTGAGCATCGGTCGTTTGGCGATGAGTTGCGTAGGTGTCAAAGGTATTACTGGCAACTTAGCATAGGCGTTCATGGAAACTACCCAAGTTGGGCGGCGACAGGTTACAACACCAATCAATGTAACGTAAATTTGCCCTTCCCAGTGCCTATGCGTACAATTCCTACTGCTTCATTCAATGTTGGTAACGTGAACTACTATAGGTTTTACAGGGGCGGTTCCTTTGAAAATTTCACTAATGTGGCAACCGATACAATTACCAGAGAGCATCTAAATATGTATGGCGATGGCCTAAGTCACACTCAAGGATTAAACGGTTCTTTACAAATTAGACTGGCAGATAATGCTGGTGTGTTTGTAACTGCGGAGTTGTAAAGATGAACATTACTTCAGCACAATATCATAACAGCCCAACGACAGGCGAATTAACATCTATTAAGGCCACTATTGATGGGGTCGAAATGTATGTTCCTGTAGTGGTTGGTAACACAGAGTACGACGAAATCATGCGTCAGGTAGACGATGGCGAATTAACAATAGCACCAGCAGAAGGAGGATAATATGCCTTATATTGGTAAAGCCCCTGATGCGGGTCAATTTAAAAAACTAGATACAATCACGGCATCTGCTACAGCTACTTATGCGCTCGCTTATAACGGCGCAGCCTTTAAGCCAGCTACAGCAGAGACTCTGATTGTATCACTTAACGGTGTAACACAAGCACCTAATGACGCTTACAGTGTAAGTGGCAGTAATATTATATTTGCATCTAACCTATCGTCATCTGACAGCATTGATTATATTCTTGCATTAGGTGAAGTAGGTAACAGTGTAGTACCTACCGATGGTTCAGTTACTACAGCAAAACTTAGTAGTACTATTAGTCGTGGTGGCCTAGCCAATATCCGCGTAAATCCAACAAGTCTTACAGTAGCAACAACTATTGCAAGCGGTGAAAATGCTCTTGTAGCAGGACCATTTACGCTTTCAGAAACGCTAACTGTTAACGGCACATTTACGGTGGTATAAATGGCAAGTATAATTAACGTAAATACGATTGAGAGTAAGACAGCAGATGCTAACCTTGTTCTCGACCCCAATGGCTCTGGTCTTTTCCTGCCGAATAGGACGCCGTGCTTCTTTGCAGAACTTAGCGCAGACCAAAATGTCAGTGATACCGCCGAAACTGTTGTCCAATTTGACAACAAAGATTTTGACATAGGTGGGATTTGGGATACCAGCAACTATCGTCTAACTGTGGATGCAAACACTTTAGGCTACTATTTCATTTCCTGTTATTTATTCACTAACGGCACAAATGGCATTGAAGATATGTATATCAGACTTCGGAAGAATGGCTCTGTTTACGTCGAAAACTACAACGCATCTAGTGTTCAAAATGCAGCAGCTTCTGCTGTATCGGCAAGTGTTTGGTTTAGCACTGTAATACCACTAACATCGTCAGGTGACTACGCAGATGTGACTTTAAGACCTGACCGTTCTAGTGGCGGCACGACCATCATCAATCAAGTTTCTACATCACGAACCCGCACATATATTTCTGGCTTCAGAATTGGAGGAGCATAATGACAACTCTATATGTAGATAACATTGCGCCTAATCTCCAGAGTGCTGTAAGTATTCCGGGGCATGTGATTCAGGTTGTGCGTAAAGACCCAACTGCTGATTGGGCGGCCACCCGTTGGTCTAGCACGAGTACATCCTACTCCAAGGGATTTATGGAGTTAACCATCACGCCAAAAGAAACAAGCAGCCTAATAATCATTCGGGCTGAAATCATGGGATACATGGGTTCCGGTGCTTCTTATTTTTATCACACTTTGAAAAGAAACGTGTCGGGTGGTTCGTCAACGGATTTGGGATTGACAACAAATACAGCAGGATTGGTTTGTAATCAGCTAAATAGCTGGAACACACAACACATGAATTATGTAGATGCTCCGAACACAACAAGCGCAATTACTTATGAACTTTGGCACAGAAATCACGCCTCTAGTGGGACAAGCTATGTCGGTTGGGCGGGTACATCTGGCAATACGCACAATATGTGTTTTATGGAACTCATGGAGATTGCACAATGATCAGTATTCTCAAAGTAGACCAAATCCAGCTATCTAACGGCAACACGCCTACTGCTGGTGACTTGGGGCTGAACACGACAGGTAGTGTGCTTCAGGTTATTCAAACAGTAAAAACCGACACAGCGTCAACAACCAGCACCTCCTATAGTGCTATTGCCGGATTATCAGCATCAATTACACCATCTTCTAATTCATCAAAAATCTATGTGATGGTCAGTCTATCTTCGAGTTCTACTGGTGGATTAAATGCCGGTGGTGCATTTCGGTTGTATCGCAACGGTAGTAATACCGGAACACTTGATGGGGATGCGTCAGGAAATAGAACAACAGCCATTGCACAAAGCACATCAGGTACAAACTCGCCGTGGATGGTAGTAAATACCGCAGTAAACTTGCTTGACTCTCCTGCGTCTACTTCAGCGCAAACATACCAAGTTTATTGGAGGGCTGAAGAAACTGGTACAGGCAGTATTTTGAATAGAGGAGCCGATGACGCTAACAGCACTGACCGTATTCGCACTTCATCAACAATTACACTCATGGAAATTGCTGGCTAACTTTAGGAGAAATCAATGACAAATATAGCAACAGCACTTAACGAACTTCAGGTCACTGAGTGGGTTCTTCGTGGAGAGCCAACGAGTGAAGCTGAGTTCAACTCAATGTTCCGCAAAGTCACTGGCGCAGATGCCGATGGCTCTGCAATTGAATCTAGTAACACTTCTACTTGGGGTGTCACATGGGCGCAAGTATCAGCTAAAAAAGATGAGCTTGTAGCCGCAGAACCTATGCGTTTGCTTCGTGCAGAACGCGATATACGCATTGCAGAAACAGATTGGTGGGCATCAAGCGATCTCACGATGACCTCTGCACAAACAACATACCGTCAGGCGCTTCGTGATATTACAACAAGTGCTACTAGCTTAGATAATGTAACTTGGCCTACAAAGCCTTAAGGAGGCTAATATGGCACTTACAAAATTAAACAATCAGTCTCTTAGCGCAGTAACATCTGCTGGCTTGCCTAGTGGTAGTGTAGTGCAGGTTGTTAATCATAGTTATACAACAAATACTAGCACGACAGGTGGGTATGAAGACGCTGCGGGCAGTAGCTTTACTATCACCCCAAAAAGCGCTACTAATAAAATATTAATTATAGCCGATACATCTCTCCAGTTTACAGGCGGTGGAGGTGAGCGACCCAGCGGTGCCGCCGCTATAAATTATAACGGCAGTATTGTTGACCCATACTCAAGCGACATAGACTTTTTACACTCAGTTGTTGACCAAACTTTTTACATTCGTCAGTCAAGGCAAGTCTACGTTACGGCGGGTTCAACGTCAGCAGTTACAATCAAAATGCAAATTAAAAAGTACAATGGAACTAACGCGCAAGTAAACGGCGCTTCGGGTTCAACAAGTTATGTAACTGCAATGGAAATCGCTGGGTAATGAAAATGGCAATAGAACCAGAACTTAAAGTCCAAATGGAACTAGATGCACATGAAAAAGAATGTGCTATCCGTTATCAAGCTGTAAATGAAAAACTTGAATCACTAGACAAAAGGATGTGGCGGCTAGAGGCTATGCTTATGCTATCAACAGCATCAGTAATAGCTGTAGCCGTTATGCTAATAACTAAACTATGACGCACGTGTTTCTCCTACTAGTATATC